CAATCGTTGGCCTGTATCGCAATTGGGAAGACGGCGACGAAACGTTAGAGCGGCTGGATTGGATGGTTGAATTCAAGTTCATTCCATGGCGTGGTGCGTATGCCATCGGCCTGCCCCAGTTGATCGGCGGCTTGGCCGCAAGCGCAACAGGTGCTTTGCGTGCTCTGTTGGACACTGCCCACATCAACAACACTGCAACGATGCTCAAGCTCAAGGGCGCGAAAGTATCCGGGCAATCGAAGAGTGTCGAGGTGACGCAGATCGTTGAGATTGAAGGCGCGGTAGGTGTTGACGACATCCGCAAGATCGCAATGCCAATGCCGTTCAATCCACCTTCGCCTGTGCTGTTCGAATTGTTAGGATGGATCACCAACGCGGCTAAAGGTGTGGTGACAACCGCTGAAGAAAAGATCGCCGACATCACAAGCAACGCGCCAGTGGGCACGACGCAAGCTCTGATTGAGCAAGGCTCCGTGGTGTTCTCCTCGATACACGCGAAGCTCCACGACTCACAAAGGCGTGTGCTCAAGATCCTGCAACGAATCAACAAGTATTATTTGATTGATCAAAAGCAGCAGGACATGGTGGAGGAGTTCGGCGTAACGGAAGCGGACTTCGCGTCCAGCAGCGACATCATCCCGGTCAGCGACCCGCACATATTCTCTGAAGGTCAGCGGGTAGCGCAGAACCAAATGATCTTGCAGCTGATGAAGGAAGCCCCCGGCCTGTACGACCCAAGAGCCGTTCATGGCAGGATCATGAAACAGATGCGCGTGCCGAACGTAGCTGAGATCATGCCGCAGTTCAACAAGAACATCGAAATGCACGCGGCAGACGAGAACGCAGCGATGGCCATTGGGCGGGCAGTTGTTGCGTATCCTGAGCAAGACCACTTGGCACACTTGGAGACGCTGTTCTCCTTCGCGATGAACCCGGCATTAGGCTCTAACCCGATAATGGCTCCAGTGTTTGTGCCAGCGGCCATAGAGCACGCCAAACAGCACATGCTGTTGTGGTACACGCAAAGGGTTGAGGAGTACGCAGCACATGAAACAGGCGAGTTGAAGCCAAAGTACGACAAGAAAAAAGGGTTACGGGAGATAGACCACGCCATTGCTGGCGCGGCACATGCTGTAAACAACGACATCGAGCAAGGCTTCCAGCAGTTCTCCGCTGCATTGCAGCAACTCACACAGATAGCGCAGCAGTACGCACCGCAACCACAGCAAGACCCTATTCTGCAGGCATCACTCGCTGAGACACAGAGGCGCAAGGAAAAGGATATGGCTGATATAACGATGGATGGCAAGAAGCTGGAGCTGTCACACCAACAAGCAACAGAGAAGAATGAGCTGACCGCAGCGATGGCGACAGAGCAGAACCTGACGAAGGAGCGGATATCAACGATTGAGTTGTCTGTTGAGGCCGCAAAGCTGAAGGGTGAGCAGGAAAAGACGGTTGTGGGATTGCAGGACAGAATACAACAATCTATGAATGGAGAAGCATGATGAACGAGAAGAGCAGCAGTGATGCAGCACAGAAGAGCGAACTTGTTTCGCAGCATAAGCGCATGGCAATGGGCGTTCCATTGGATGGTAAATCGCTGTCAGGTGGTGACAAGAAGCCAGCACCAGTGAACAAGACATCCAAGTGATAGATGTTAACAAATTTATCGACGCAGTACAGGCGGAGATAAGCGATGTTTCAACGTACTTGGCAAATGGAACGGCGAAGGATTTCGCGGAGTACAAAGCAAAAGCCGGATACGTTCAAGGGATGCACAAGGTGATGGATATTTTAAACGGGTTGATGGACGAACAAAATGATGCGTAATTGCATTGCTTGCGCTGAGATATGCGCGTTGAAAGGAAAATGATATGGCACAGTTAATGGATGAACAAAAGCGGGATTTAGCGGCTGATATGGCGGCGGGTAGGATGCAGCCTACTGCAAGGAAAATAAACGATGCTGACCAAGCATTCGGAAGAAGATTCATCTTTAAGGATAGCGAATATGAAGGTCAACCCGGCGTGGTTGCCGCAGAAATAGTATTAGATTACCAAGAAAGGTTGAATAGGGCATTCCCGGTCATCCCTCCGGGTGCGCGGCCATTGGGCGCGAGGATACTTGTTCAATTGAAAGCGACAGAAGCGAAGACCACAGAATCAGGCATCATGTTGGTGAAGGAAACCACTGATGCCGAAAAATTCAACAACATGGTGGGTAAAGTCATCGCGATCGGACCGCTGGCATTTAAGAAGCGCGACACGATGGAGCCGTGGCCAGAAGGCGCATGGTGCGCGGAAGGCGATTACATCCGCGTGCCCAAGTGGGGCGGTGACAGATGGGAAGTACCATACGGTGACAAAGATGAGCGTGCATTGTTCGTTGTGCTAAACGACCATGAAGTTATTGCGGCTGTGACAGGCGACCCCCTCGCCATGAAAGCGATTTACTGATGGCCGCCGGACATAGAGAAGACGACGAACTGCCGATTGTCGAAAAAAGTGATGGCACGGTTGAGGTCGATAGTTCAAAAATTGAGCAGCCTGAAGATGATCAACACGAGGGAGAGGAGGGTGAATCAAACCACGTGCCCGATGATGGTGGCGTAGATCAGGCCAGCGACACCGAAGAAATCAGGCGCATCAGACGTGAGAAGCGCAAAGCCCGGAAACAGATGCATGTTCAGGAACGGGCTGAAAAGGATTTCAAATATGAGCAATTGAAGCGTGAAAACGCCCAACTATTAACTCGGTTATCCGCCGTTGAACAGCGCACCAACGCAGCAGACCAAGTGCGGGTGGATAAAGCACTAGAAGATGAGATGGTGCGCCTTGAGTACGCTGAAATGGAGATCAACAAAGCCACGCGCTCCGGTGACGGTGACGCGATGATCGGGGCGCAAAGGATGTTGCACTCAGCGCGGGTCAACGTTGATAAGTTAGCTAACCTTAAACGTCAGGCGACTGAAGCAAGCAAACAACCACAGCAAACACAGGATCCTGTTGTTGCTGAAATGGCTGGCAAATGGATGCGTGAGAATTCTTGGTACGATCCGAACGTCGGTGATCAAGACTCGGCCATTGCAGTCGCTGTTGACAAAGTATTATTGAAAGAGGGATTCAACCCAAGAACTGAAAAGTATTGGGAAGAGTTCACAAACCGATTGAAAAAAACATTGCCTGAACATTACAGTGGCGATGATGATTCAAGTGAAGGAGTTGTCCGTGAAAGACCTAGAAGTATGAATGAGTCATCGGGAAGGGAAGCCAATAGTGGTAGCTCCACGAAAGCGACCTTCACATTAAGCGCGGATCGCGTGAGGGCATTAAAAGAAGCTGGAATGTATGACAATGTCCAAGTGAGAAACAAAATGATCCGTAGGTATATTGACTCAGACAGAAAGGCAGGGAGATAACATGAACGACGACAGAATCAAGAAAACAACTACACCAACGAGTCGCGAGGATCGTGCAACCGAAGACGAAAGCCGTAGACCACCGGAGGATGTAAATGTGTCAGCCGAGCAACGCCGTAAGATGTGGCGTGACGGTTGGACACAAAGCGCATTGCCGCAGTTGCAAACCATACCGGGTTGGCATTTATGTTGGCTATCCACCATCAATCAATATGACACGATTGATAAGCGTATGAAACTAGGATATGTGCCAGTTATGGCAGAAGAACTAGGATTAGATGCTGGATCACGGGTTAAAGACGGTGAATATGCTGGGTTTATTTCATGCAACGAGATGTTGTTGTACAAGATTCCGATGGATGTGTATCAAGAAGTTATGACCATGATGCACCACGATATACCAAACGATGACGCGGCCAACATCAAACGCAAAGTGGAAGAAATGCAAAGCAGAGATAACAACGGTAGAGTTTTAGGATCAGTCGAGGGCGACGGTCTTGCAGATATTGCGGAAAGAAGGTCAGCACCTGTATTCGCTGGCTAATATAACAAACATGGGAGAATTAACATGAGTTCAACAGCAGCACCATTTGGATTGAAGCCTATATACCATCCTAGCGGATTAATTAGGCCAGTAGTGTTAACAGACGGCATTCTATCAACGTACTCCAGCGCTATCCTGAAAGGTCAAGCGATCAAGATGGCTACAACCGGAGTCATTCAAGCGTGCGCAGCAGGGGACGCAATGCTGGGATCGTTCGCTGGGGTGGAATGGACGGACACAACGGGTCGCGCAAGAGTGTCGAATTATTGGCCAGCTAATACCGCATATCTGGCGGGTTCTTGCAGGGCATATTTCTATAGCGATGCTGAAATTGTTTATGAGATGCAAGCAGATGGGTCTCTGACGCAAGCATCAGTCGGTGATGAAGCCGACCTCACTAATGCAACAGCGGGTTCGACGACCACTGGATTGTCTCAGACTACATTAAGCACGACATTGGCAGCGGCTGGGAATAACGCCACATTCAGAATATTGAATCTTGCTCCGAACATTGACAATGCTTGGGGAGATGCATACACGAATGTTCATGTGAGCATCACTAAACATCAATACAGACCAGTCGCTAACGCGATCTAAGGAGAATAAGACATGAGCGCACCAATGCGTAGTACGGACTTTCGTTCAATAGTTGAGCCAATACTGAATGAATGTTTCGATGGGATTTATGATTTAAGGGCAGATGAGTGGTCAAAAGTTTTCAAAGAGGAAAACGGTATCCCTCGTAACTATCACGAAGAGCCGGCGTTGTACGGATTCCCGGCAGCACCTGAGCTTCCTGATGGTGCAGCAGTAACCTATCAACAAGGCGGCGTGCTGTTTATGAAGCGGTATGTCTACAAGGTTTACGGCATGGCATTTGCGTTGACCAAAGTGCTTGTTGAGGACGGCGATCATATTCGTATTGGTCAGACGTTCGCTAAACATCTAGCGCAATCACTGGTTGATACCAAAGAAACGCTGTCAGCTAACGTACCAAACCGAGCTTTTAACTCCAATTATATAGGTGGTGATGGCGTTTGTTTGTGTAGTGCTTCTCACCCAGTAGCACAGGGAGTTCAAAGTAACTTATTGACTACGGCCTCTGTACTGTCTCAGACTTCAGCAGAACAGATGTTGATTCAGATCAGGGGAGCGCAGGACAATACGAATAAGAAAATCGCTCTTAAGCCAACGCAACTTATCGTAGCCCCTGGCAATATGTTCCAAGCCGAAGTTATCCTTAAGTCAGTATTAAGGTCAGGCAATGCCAACAACGACCTTAACCCAATCAAATCAACAGGCTCTCTGGCTGATGGCGCAGTTGTGATGTCACGTCTGTCTTCTTCCACTGCATGGTGGATTCAGACTAACGCACCAGAAGGGCTTAAGCTCATGATGAGGCGCAAGCTTGAAAAGACTATGGAAGGCGATTTCGAGACTGACAGCATGAGATTCAAGGCAACAGAGCGTTACGATGTTGGCTGGACAGACTGGCGTGCAGTATGGGGCACTCCCGGCATTTAATGTAACGCATATCCAAACAAAAGAAAACTCTGAGACTGGAGTTTTCTTTTATGGATTTATTGAATAGATAAAAAGGAGCATATCGTGCCGAAATTTACAGATGATTTATTTTTAGGATCAGCGGAGACATATCAGGGCGTTGTTCCTGCTTCAGCTTTAGGTAATTCTTCACCGATGGAAACCGGAGTTGGACCGCTGGGTAGAATTTATATCCATGATGTAGTGCCACTTGCACTTAACTTGGTCGCATTAGCTACGGCTTCCGTATATACAGCAGCAATCACTAGAGTTGCAGGGACAGGCACTACGTCCGTAGTTAGACCGGATGGGGTCACTGTTACACAACTAGACACCCCTCGCGCTCTATGTGTAAGGACTGGTGCCGGATCGCCAACAGCTCGCGCAATCACAATTACTGGTTATGACTATTACGGTCAGCCAATGAGCGAGGTAATAACCAGTAGCGCATCTGCCTCGACAACAGTTAACGGCAAAAAAGCATTCTGGCAAGTTGCCACGATGACAATAGCAGCAAGCCCAGTAGTCACGGTGACGGTTG